CCGCCAATCACCGTGCCGTCGATGGTGCCGCCGTTGATGTCGGCGGTGGTAACAGCCCCAAGGTTGGTGATAGTTTGACCTGCAAAGGTGCTCGTGCCAGCAGCAGTAATACCGCCGTCCTTGACAAGAAGGGAGTCAATTGTCACGCCTGACGCGGCGGTCGTTTCATTGATGGTGTTCGTGGTGATTACGTCGCCAGACGACACCACAATGTCTGTCCCGCCGGTCGTATTACCGTTGGCAAGAATTTCCGCAAGAGTGTCGACCGTATCAACCTGACTATCAACATAGGCCTTAATCGACTGCTGGGTCGCCAATGCGGTCGCGCTATCTGAAGCCATGTTGTCTTCGTCAAGAATAGTGCTGACAACCGTAACCCCCGTACCTTTTAGCTCGCCAAACGTAACGCGCCCACTAGCGGTGACCGTGGTAAAGCCACCCGCCGCCGTGCTGGCACCGCCGATGGTAACCCCATCCATAGTGCCGCCGTTGATATCTGCTGTGGTAGCAGATAAGGTAGTAAAAGCCCCAGCAGCAGGGGCAGCGCCGCCAATGGCAGCCCCATCAATAGTGCCTCCATTAATGTCTGCTGTCGTAACAGTACCCAAATCAGCAATCGTGGCTCCCGAAAAGGTGCCAGTGGCTGTAACAGTCAGAGCATCTACAGACGCGGCGTCAATATTGGCGGTACCGTCGATGTACAAATCTTTAAATTCTTTAGACGCACTGCCCAAATCTAGCGTATTATCAGTCTTTGGCGTTAGAGCAGAGGCGCTGATTACAAGGTCTTGTACAGGCCCAACAACAGTAATCGGGGCCCCTTCATCAGCAGTTCCATCATGGGTATGCCCCGTGGTCTCATCGAAGGCAGCCTCGATGGCATCGTATTCGCCATCTAGGTCACTAGCGTTAATAATATTACCCGTAGCAATATTATTACTTGTGTCATTGCGAGTGTAGCCGGTCACAAATTAACTCCTATTACCTACGATCATCTTCACGATACTCTAGAATCACTGCGTCTAGAGCAAATGGCGCGCCCGTTCCAGTAGTTGCAAATTCAAGCGAAGTAGTAAAACCTGCGCCTACCATAGGCACCGTGAATACTTTAACTAGCAAATCGCCATAAATACCTGTGCCGTATCGGCTACTGCCATAGAAACTTCCTCCGGTGCCAGTATTTGTTACTTCAGTAGCTTGGGGTTGTACCACATCTTTTCCATCGAAGTCAAGTTTTAATGCTAGAGTAAAGGTAAAACCTCCTTCTGGATTACTATAAATGTGTGCTTTGTACACAGTTTTGCGAAGTCTTGGATTATTTATCGGCCAGTGAGGTGTAGCGAAAGAGGCAAATAGACCTGACCCATCCATAGTGTTACCCGTGTCCATTTCGTACACGTAGCCATCGTCATTGGCAAAGACAGAAGTTTCCACACCTTCAAAAAAGTGGCTATGCCCAACATAAGCATTGAAGCCTTGCAATTGAGCAAAGGCAAAATTGTCATCGTCTTGGGCTTCTTTTGCCAACATAGTCGTTACAAAACCCAATGCAGAGTTATTAGCAGTAGAAGAACTCCAACCAAAAATACGATACTGGGACTTTCCTCGAATAATTATAGACGCGTACGACGTTGAAAGCGTACGAAATGTGGAAAATTCAGACTGCACACTCTTAGACACATTAGCAAAGTTAAAGTCACCTACACGGTCCGTGGCGCTCAACTGTCGCAAGCCATCTTGGGCTAGAAATAAAACGTCTGTGCCGACCTCTTGAATAGTATCCGTGTGAATACACCCAATCTCTCGCGTCACAGGTTGCATATCAAAAGTGTCAAGAGAGGAACCAGATAGCCTATAAATGCTCTCTTCAGTGAAGATAAACAATTCGTCACGAAAGGATATAAGACCAGTGATGGGATCGCCTACACGAATCAGTCCCGCTCCTGTAGCCGTCTCAAGCGTGTCGTAAGCGTAGGGGGCAGTAAAAGAGAGCATATCATCTTTTGCAAAAAACAAAGCATTTTTGTGATTACAGACATGAGAAGCACCTTGAACATCAGAAGTCGCGCTAGCAAAAGGAATAAAACTTGTGCCGTCATAAAAGGAAGGATAGTCAATACCATTTACCATTACAATTCGTTCAGTACCATCGTAGTTAAAACGATCAAACCTCATTTTAGTAAAGGCGGAAAATTTAGAACTGTAGAACGTAATGGCCGCATCATCCGCAGGGGACGAGTCAAGAGCAGGGCTAATTGTGACGTTTACTTCTTTAGTGGCGGGATCACTATACGCTGCAACAGAGGACACCACGGAATAAGTTAAATCCACACCAGAGATAGTAAAAATATCTCCTGCTTGTGGAAAGTAGTCAAAACCATCTGCTACTAAAGTTGTGCCAGTCTGAGACCCCCCATCGACTAGTGTAGTGCCATATGCAGGTTTAGAGACAAGAGTCATACCAGAGCCAACAGTTTTGTAGACTGCCGTATTTTTGGCTACAAACACATTGCTATTGTCCCATGCAAAAATGCCTCTAGCAAGGTGCTTAGATGTGGTGGTTACGAATGTCAAAGCCGCTGCATTGGCGGGAGAGCTGTCTAGTGTAGGCGTAATAACTAGCGTGTAACGATAGGCGGCGTCAATTGTGCTACTCACTACCGTGTACGTTCCAGCCACGCCAGCAATAGTGAACGTGTCACCTGCTTCAGGCTCCGTATATACACCGTCAACTAGAAGGCTAGTGCCCGTCTGACTTCCACCATGAACTAGTACGGACCCATACGGAGGGATCATGGTGTCGTCGTATTTGACGTAGCCCTTTACTTTTTTGTAGCCGCCCTCAATCGACGGCTCAAAGTTAATCAGGCGTCTGGCGCTACCGGGTCTATTGACACCTTGCTGCAAAGGACTAAGATTGGTAATTAGCCCGCCACGAAGTTCAACAGAAAAGGTTTCCCATCCATCCATGCTAGTAGCTAAACACTTTTCCAGAAAGTCGGTATTTTGAACGAATTACTTCTGTTCCACGGACACGATCATAGTTGTTAATCATGATCTTTCGCATGTCCTCAAGATTATCTTCATATAATGCTTTCATCATATCAGCAGACTCTTTGTTGCTACGAAAAATATAAGCGTAGTACATAGCCTTAGCGTAAATTACATGACTGAATTTTTCAGGAATAACAGGCACATCGTTGTACGCGGAAAGTGATGCAGGGCTGCTGTAGTACTCATACGTTAGCGTGTACGCGGCGTCAGGGACTGGGGAGACAATGTATTCCTCAGACGGAGTAAGCGTGACGTATTGTGGAATAGCCCGGATGCTAGTATCCGTTTCATACTCTTGATCTATAAAGTTGTTCAGGTACTCATGGTATTCAATGTATGTTAGACGCTGGGTGTTATTGCCAATAGTGTCATCTTGCTGAATGCGAAAACTGTAACGATCCACATATTTGTAGTCAGACTGAAGATTGTATCTAGAAGTTCCAACAACCAGAGTGTCATCTTGCGTAGTATGATTCCAAGGCCACGTAAACACGGATTGGTTAATGTCACGAATGGCCTGATTTACTGCATCCTTAGCATGGGCGTAAAAGCCAATAGCAGTAGCAAAATTAGTGGAATTGAGTTCCACTTCGTTCAAAGGCCTATTAACTTGATTTACCAGCTCTAGAAAATTGTAAGTCATATTAATGGGCCCTATAATCAGAAACAGAGTAAGGGGACCCTCCGAAGAGAGCCCCCAAACCCTTGTAGTTAACGATTAGCGCGGTAAAGTTAAGCGAGGCGATCTCGATCAACTTCATTAGCAGTAACGTCACCAACGTCGTCAATGTCCATACAGACAGCCCAGCAGCGAAGTTTGCCAGTGAGCGTAGTGCCCGTCTGAGCGGCAATCAGCACGTCGATGGTGTCAGCCGTCCCACCAACAACCACCGGAGTACCAGCAGCCGGCTGAGAGTAGTCACCAACAGACGCAGCATCGAAGTCAAAGCCGTCAACGAAGGCGTCAACATCCCCGCCAGTCAGACCGAAGTCCAACGCGCAGTCGGTGGACGTACCCGTATGAGCGCCCGTAACTTCAAAGCCAGCACTAAGGATCACCGTGTTAGCCGGAATGGTAAGGACCGGAATAACATCCGAAGCAGCCAGAGCCGTGCCCTTATCCGTAACAGCAGTAGCGAAATCCAGTTCGTGCTGAATGTAGTAAGGCTGACGACCATTAGCATTAGCGCCATGAGAGACAGAGGTAGTATTATCACCCAATGCCATTATGAGTTCTCCTTACACCAAGTTGTAAATGGCACGAGCAATACCCTCAGGCTTGAGGATTTTACGGCCATACAAATGCATCCCGCGAACGAGGTCGCCGAAGCTGTTGGGATTGCGGAACGATTCAACCTTGTTGATCTGCTCAGCAGTAGCAACGCAGCTAGCGTGGCCGGCAGCGATAACACCGAAGTTACTCGCATTCGTGCCACCCGTAGTAGCGGGGCCAGTACCGATAGACGGAAGGTTGTTGCTCTTGTAGACGCGGAAACCGTGCAGGTCAGGAAGAACCATACCATTACGGAGTTCACGAGCACCGCCGCCTTCATAGTTGAAGAGACGGCTGTCTTCGTCCTTAAGGATTTCGCAGAAGACCGGATCAATAACCAGCCAACGGCCCTCAGTCGGGACATTTTGCTGATCGAGGAGACGATCCATACGAGCGATAACCGTAAGAGCAAAGGCATTACCAGCAGTAGCCGACTTCGTAGCCGTAGCGCCACCGGCGCGCGGCTCAATACCAATGGACGAATTGGCGGAACCCGCCGTACCCGACGTATTGGTGAAGTCCGACGCGTCAAGCTTCATGCTAGCCAGCAGTTCGTCACTGTCGGCAGTCGAAACCGCCTTGGTGCCCGAAGCCGTGGTACGAGCCGTGTCAGCAACAGCGCCAAGCGTGGACTGCTGATAACCCGTCATGTAACCAAGAACATCCATGTCGAAGTTATCCGACAGGCTGTACGCAGCACGATTCGACGCAAGCGACTCAAAGTTCACATGAGAATGCGCCGCTTCAATGTCGTCAACGGCAAACGCAAAGTAGTTAGCCTTGTCAACCACAAGAGTGAAATCCTCATCGTCGAGGTCTTGCGGCTGAATGACCGTACCACGAGCGTACGCCTTAACCGTGATTTCCGGCTCTTTGATGATCTTAACAGAGTCGCCAAAGTTAGCAATTTCGCCGAAGTAGTCAGAATTGGTGATGTCCTGCGCGACCGACTTGGTACGGAAGGCAAGCTGCACCTGTTTGCTGTAAATTACGGGGCTGAAATTGCCGTTAGGCAGATTGCCATTACCCGCAGCAGATTGAAACGCCATTTTGAGTAATCCTTAGTAGCGTTACAGATGCTAACTTCCAATAACCACATAATGGGCGGCTAACTCGGATCAGGGTGCGAAGTAGAGAGGAGATGGCCGTCTCCCCTTTACTCGGGCCTTTAGGTTAGGTAGGTCCTAAGGTATTGTAGTTGCGTTTTAGTAACTTAATGTAGAGGTGTCCATAAAGGGGCTATACATTAAGCTGAGTGTAATTCCGGGTATACTCACAATTTTAAGAATGTCAACACTTATTATCGTGCGCCACCGGAAATATCGTAAACAAAAGTGTTTTTACGCATGGAATCGTGAATAGCTTCCTTGTGCTTCTCGTATTCAGCCACGGACATGGCCTCAACTTGCGATTCACTAAAGCCACCTTCGCCAGTTTCAGCAGGAGAATTACGATTGCCCTTGCCCACAAGAGTTGCAGCTTTAGCATCTGCACTCTTCTTAGTTTTAGGTTTGCTTTTCTTGGCTTGGTCTGCCTTATACAAGTCAATAGCTCGGGCAGCAGCCTTAGCATCTGTATCGTTTTCATACAGAGCGTCTTGCACCCACTTAGGTTGCTCGCCAGCCCAATCGTGAAACTCGTCACTATCTCTAATCTCATCAATGTCTGGATGGAAACTAAGCAATTCCTGTTCAGCCCGTGCTACAAGCGTATCACGTTCGCGCTGATCTAGCTCCTCAAAACGAGACGAGAGAGTAGCACTCTGTTCCGCCGCCTTCTTAGAAGCCAACGTCTCAATGATGCTAGCCAATTCTGGATTGTCCTTCATCCACGTTTCAAGTTCATCGTCAGACTTAGGAACCGTCACTGACGTAGAAGCGGCACTTTTTGCTTCTAGCTCTTCGATACGTTTCAGAAGTTCCTGTTCCTTCTGCTGCGTGTGACGGCGAAGGTCTCCATAGCGCTTCTTAAACGTACGCTCTTCGGCAGAGGCAGGCTCTTCTTCCACAACCTCCTTAACAACAGGCTCCTTACGCGCTTCAAGAAGTTCTGCAAGTTCGTCTTCGTCCCGTTTGATACGATCCTCATTGGCGTAAGGCTTGTTCATAAAAGCGACACGCTTCGGGGTATTCTCAATAACCATAGCTTCCGACATAGTAGTTTATTCTCCGTTTGTTGGGGCAACCGTAGCCTTATTAGGGGGATTAGTAGCCAACCACGAACTGTCTTTTTCGGTGCAGTCCTTACCGTCGTTTGCCGGCTAAGCCGGATTTATTTTTGGGCCGTCCCGAGTACTCTTTATCTTGCTCTTCATGTAGTTTGCGAGCGTATTCCGTGGCCTGCTCTGGGGTATCAAACATACCCAAGTGTTTGCCCGTCTTGATGTACGTATTATATGCATCTTCATCAGACATAATACGCCCGTCGTCGCTCACCGTTGGCACTAAAACTTCTTTGCCCTTAATATTAAAAGAGGTAGAACGGACTGTGCTAATAGAACCGTCAGCATTCTTCACTATTGGTCTATTATGCAGATCAATGTTCCCCGGAACGTACCCTCCTTCAGCGTATTTCTTTTTAGTGCGCTTCGATACGAGGCCGCCTTTAGCTAAACCTTCTGAGCCGTCTTCGCCGCCACCTTGCGCACCACCCCCGCCGGAGGAATCGCCGCTGGAGGAATCGCCGCTGCTACTCTCCGCGCCCGTCTCTGCTCCCATGCCGGCCCCGGTGTCCGTAGCTGATTCACCGACCCCGAGTCCTGCTTCCATGCCACCAAAAGAAGCCCCGCCGAATCCCACGTCAGCTTGGCCCCCCAAGGACGTCTCCGAGTCAAGGCCAAGTCCCTCTCCAAAACCGCCACCAGCTATACCACTGTCAAATCCACTAAACTGGGACGACGAGAGCCCAAGCGCATCCCTCGCCAAATCCATTAAACTGGGCGTCTTACTTTTAGGGTTTGCTACAGCGGCAGCCAGACCCATAGCTATACCAAATGGACTACTAAACGCAGCCATGTTAGATATGGCATCCTCTAGGCCAAAGTCTTTCCCTCCCGTAGTGCTCTGTCCCAAACCCGGCGAGGAGAAATCAAGCCCTACTGTTGAAGGGGCGTCTTTACCTGTATCGTTATCTTGATTATCTTCCCCTCCTTCAGTAATAATAGGCGGACGGGCTTCACTAGTAGAAAAACCGTCCTCAGCACGACGTTTATCCTGTAAACTTTTACTTTCAAATCCCGGAGGACCGCTGCTGCCAAATCCAGTATCCAATGAAGGTGCTTGCGGTGCTACTGGGGCCTGCGGAACGCCTCCCACAGCATACCCTTTTGCTTCTCCTGTAAAGAGACCTCCAATAGCCATCTCCACAGTGTCACTTTCTGTATCTTCATAATCATCTGGAACTTCTTCGTAGTCAAAATCATCTTCTCCAAACAAAGCAGACGTGTCGTCTTCAGCGGCAGTGTCAGAGTTGCCCAACTGCCCCATCTGTTCCATCTTAGCGAAGCCCTGCACAGCCTTGTCTCGCATACTCATAAGGTGTTTGATTCCCCAAAACCTAACAGCAAATTCAGGGAATACAAATTCACCTACGGACAGTTTGGCATTCTCCTTATCCGCTACACCTTCGGCTGTGCCTCCTAAAGGAACCTTATTACCAGAAGTAGGTTCCGTTTTACCGCCTTCATGGGCCAGTTGTACGTCTTCATTCGTGTCCATGTATCTATCCCCTACTTAAGTTTGGCCATATCACTACGAAGGCGCTGAATACTACGATACGCTTTAATGGCACCGAGTTGCCGCCAGACCTCATCAGTGTCAGTCGTAGATTCAATTTTACTATACGCAGCAGTAATTAAGGTATCCAAATGCTCGGAGAAATTGTCCCAGCCGTTGCTATGCAAAACAAACGTGGCAAGCTTAGTGTACTTAGAATCCATTATCCTGTAAATCCTTGTTCACCCGGAGCAGGAGCCGATCCTACGCCCATTGTAGCGCCTCCCCCTCCAGAGGTATCGGAGGGATTGGCGTTTCCTGCCTGACCTTCTGGCGATGGCGGCCCTCCGGCGGCAGGGGCAGAAGCAGCAACCTGAGCCGCTTGTGCCGCAGCAGCCTGCATAGCCATCTCAACAGGGGAGTTAACAATCTTATCAGGATCAAGGTCAAGCGCCTTAGCAATCTCACCAAGAATGTAACCCATCTTAAGGAACGGAGCCGTTTGCTGATTTTGCCCACCAACCTGCAACAGTTGCACAAGGCGCTGGCTTCGAACTTCGTTAGCCATCAAACTTTCGGTGCCGCGTGCTCGCACTTCAAGATCGCCCTTAATCTCTGGATCGTAGTCGAACTGCATGTTGAAGTGGTAGAAAGCTTCTCCGAGAGGCTTAAGCAAGTAGTCGTCAATGTTCTTAACGACAGTCTTAATGGCCCCATCAGCCGCACCCATAAGCATGCTGATGCCACTAGCCGTTCTACCTACGCCAGTGATGCCTGTCTGACCGTGGGCAAAGGAAGGAAGCCCTGTACTCTCGTCAGCAAGCTGTCTGGCTTTATCGAATAGTTGCAGATTCTCTTGCGACACATTTGGGAATTTCGTACCAAAGATAGCTTGGCCGGGAGCGCCTGAGTTACGCTTAAAAATCTTACCCGGATAAATGTCCAAATCCTGCCCCGGAGTAAGCGCCATTTCGTCAATTTCAATAAGAAGACTACCAGACAGAACAGCGTTATCGACAGCCATTCGCATAAAGCCATTCATCAGCGTCTGCGTGTCGTCCATATTCTCCGCTACGCCAACACCGAAAAAGCTATAGGGGTTTATTTCGTAAGGCACAGCGTGAAACGGAATACGCGAAGGCTTGAAGGGGTTCAGCACAAGGCGTAGAACTCGACCATTACAAATCCATGCATTGATTTGAAGTTGCTCCATGTCAGCCCACTCATCGGGAATTTCCAACGAAGGGTCTTCCAGCAGGTCTTCCAAATCCACAGCACCCCAGTACTCTAGCACTTCAAAGCGTTGAATATCAGGATTAGTTTCATTGTCGGTAAGTTCGTGCTCCCACCACTCACGAGTATAGTTTTCTCCAGCCATAATGCAATCGTCGATAGCGTTTCCACGAAAGAAAGGCCTACTCTTAAGAGAGCGAAGTTTTGCCCGAGACATCTTGTGGCGATGGATGACGTAGTTAGCCTCTTCCATATTGTTAGCGTCTGGATCAGGGTAGAAGTTCCAGATAGACACATGGCCAAGCTGAGGAATAAGTTTAGTTAAAGGATCGTACTCACCAGCATCGTCCCACTTAGGGTATTCTTTATTGATGGCGAACGGTCCATTAATAATGCCAGTGCCAAACAGAGCACATTCAAACACAAAGGAGCGCAGATGCTTTGACGCAGAACTCTCATCTAGCTGGTCATAGATTTTCTTCTGCATCTTCTTAGCTGTAAGCTGCGCGGGGCTAACAGTAAACGCAGATGGCGTCTCCCCTACACCCTTTTCAATATTCTGCCCTTCCAGTTTCTTGCGCAGAGACGGAGGCATAAGAATTTCGTCCATAGTCTTGCCGTCGCCTTCAAAACCGTAAGGGCTTTCTGGCAGTTCATTCTCTTCTTCTTTATTGGCTTTAGAAGGGTCAATTTCTACTTTGACGTTTTCAGTGATGCCGTCAGGAATATGCGTGGGGTCAATAGTCAAAGGAAAGCGATTGTTAGCAAAGAGCACATCAACCAGTTGCCCATAAGCAGCAAGTACTTTGGTCTTCGTGACTTTGATGAATACACGAGACTTTTCAGTTTGTGTAAACGTTACGTCAGGGCCGTAGATGCCCCGATAGTTTTGGTAAGCTTTAAGCCACCGATCTTCGTCACTACGGCGTCGAGTTTTAGAGCGATCAAAGTCGCTAATAACATGACGAACCACACGGCTAAGATGTGGCTCCTGAGTAGGATAATCCTTAGAATCTTCAGAGTCGCTAAGGGCAATCCCTCGCTCTTCCATAGCGTCACTCTCATACTCAGACATTATTAGCCATTCCTTTGTCAGTAGCCAAATGTAGCATCGGCCGGTATATACTTACTTTGGTGCCCTCTGCTATCCCCATAGTCAAAGATGGAATACTTAGGCCGAGTCATAACTCCGTATCGAAGGGCGTCGTATAAATGATCCTCTGATTTAGTATCAATATCATCTGGGTTATTTTTGTCAAGAGGCAATACTGGCAGTTGAGCAATTAAATTCGTGCAAGTGCTAAAAATCACTAGCCCTGCTTCGCCAGTATATTCATCTTCTTGCAGTCGCCTATGAATCTCATTCTTTCCTGCAATACGACTGCCCTTACTACGATCAGAAGGACGCCAACGGCATCCACGCCTAATCATTTGTTCCGCCAAAGATGGCCCAGTGTCTCCACGATTATGCCAAAGAGAACTATCCAAAACACCATAACGCAAATTGTTATCATCTTTCTCTAAGAAAAGGATGCGATCAGCCAAGTCAACAGCAGTAACGCCAGTGCAATATAGTTCCCTGTAGACAACTAGCTGCTCCTCTGGAGTCAATGCGAACCAAAGAACCCCTGTAGCGGAGCCATAACCGTAATCACACGCTCTAAATTTAATCCAGCCACTAGGTATATCATAAGGTTGTACAACATGCAAGTCTCGTCGAAACTCTTCAAATGCTGCACCTTCAGACACATCCCAATCACCGTACAGAAGTTGTCTCTTTTTATGCTCCGACAGAGACAGCAAGTTAGCTTCATATTCTCCTGTTTGCGTTAAATGCGGATTATCATAAAGTGTAGCTGGAATGAAAATTCGCTTAAATAGAGGCTTGCCCTCTTTGGCGTGACCTTTTGGATAGACTAAAACATTACCATCAATGTCTGTCGCATTAAATGAGGTATTAGGAGGAGCAGGATCAATGAAATACTTCTTGACCCAGCTATGTCCCGGCCCACCCGGATTGGTAGTAGCCCTCATGCACAAATCTAAGGTTGGATCAGTAGTACGCAGGCGAGACCTCATGTAGTCCCATGCAAAGGACGTAGCCCACTGAGTTAATTCGTCAAACCCAATCCAACTATACGCCTGTCCTTGGTAGCGCATAACGTCGGAGTCACGATCAAGGTACGATAACCAAAGGGATGCGCCGGAGGGAGCAGTCCATTGCATCTTTCGTTCAGACCATTTGATGCCTTTAATGATTTGAGGGTACAGTTGTTGAGACTTTTGTACTAGCTCACGTAGCTCTTCAGTGGTGTGGCGCAGCAGGAGACCGTTAAAATTAGGATTATCAAAGTATCGAACAGGATCGGCCAACATAGCGTAGCTTTTGCCGCCACCTGCCGCTCCTCCTAACAGAGCCTCCCGCTCAGTAGCCGAAAGAAAAGCAGTTTGAGGGCCCGGATTGGGGGAAAATACTACAGGCCTATGGTCTGTCTTAGAAGAGTACTCCGTCTGTTCCTGCGGAGGAGTAGTCGTCGTGTTTTCCACACTCTCCAACACTGTGTCGAGCATAGTAATGGTCAATCGTGGGGATTTTGATACGCTTTTTGGCGTCGATTGAAGTTTCTTCGATGCGGCGGGCCGTTTCGAGCGCTTCTTCGGCTTGCCTAGCCCACCGTTGGAGGACGGCGATATAGTTGTTTCGTCTTTTGGCACTTTCAACTCGGCTTTGCAGAACGCTTGGCGGACAGTGTCGACCAGAACGAGTAGTTACCCAATTTGCCACCTGTTTGTAGGTGTAATTTTTAAGGTGCTTGCGCCCTTCTTCAAGAATATCAAGACAGTGTTCATTAGGTACGAGAACATCGGGATGCTCTGGGTCAACATCGTAGCCCCAAGGCACAGTACTAGACAATTTAGGTATTCTAGCCCATTTACCGCTACGCTTGAGATGAACTGTCTGAAGTGGTCTCCACCTGCCAATGCCCTCTTTGATGACTTTTGTGCCTTCATGAGTTTGGCCGTCCTTCTTCATTTTCGTAGTCATCGTCATTCTCTTCATCGTTACGACGTTTAGGAGGCAAAAGCATGACCCCAGATGTAGTTTCGACTGAAACACGCTCAGTTTTAACTAACCCAATGCGGTCTAAAATCTCCTTAGCTGCCCCTAGTTTATCACGTAAGCCCAATTGAGTAGGGTCTTCCATAGCTGAAATGAACGCAAAGGCTGCTTTAGGGGCATTTTCAGCTAAAAACAGCTTAGTTTTATCAATAATCTCATCTTTTAGAGACGCTAAAACATCGCCTACATTCGTTTCATCACTATACCCGGCAAGACGTTTAGCTACTCTAGCATCGCCATAGGCCTCACCAAATAAATGAGTAAGAAAAGCCTTCTGATTTGACGTTAGAACTCTACTCAAGAGGGGCTCCCCAAAGCAGCAGGAGGAAATTCAAGGACTTCTGCCTCATTGCCTTCATCAATAACACACGCTAGAGCACCTTGAGGAGTGCCAACAACACGAAACACAGTAAAGTGATCCCCTTTAACACTTTGCATGATAATGATTCCGGTATTCCCCATTCGTGAGACTCCGATCCATCGTGGATACTCATCTACAGCAGCACCTTTCTCCTCAAGAATGGCCACAGGCAGACACCGCGCAGGCGTGTTATTCTGAGCGTTAGCGCCAAAGGCTGCAAAGAGCAGAACGATGCCCGCAAGAGCACCCACAAATATCCATTTATGCTTAATCACGTAGGCTTTTACTTTGCCTTTAGCTTCTCGCATTGTAGCTACAATATTACACATTACTTTTTATCCTTCTTGAAGAAGGGCATAATGTTACGCATACCAAAACTGGCTGCTACCATAGCACCTAAAGAAATTTGGTACCACTCAGGCATAGTTGCCAGAACATCGAAGCCGTGCTGCACGTGTACTTCCCCACCGGGCACAAATGCCATAATAAGGGGAATGGAAAACAACAGCAGGAGCCATTCGTCTTTCCAACTTGTGCTGGCCCCTTCAATAGCGCTAAGGTCCCAATCAATCTCAGCGGAGACTCGTTTCTCCATAATAGCAGCGTCTGATTTAGCCTTAGCTACCTTCATCTCCGTAATAGCTTCAGAGGTCTTAATCTTGCCAGTTAGCCACGTACTAGCTAGCTGAGAAATAGCTCCAAAGATTGCCGTGAAGATCATCAAGGTTACCTTTTCTTAACTGCCCCACCACAAGCCATAGTCTGCTTCTTAGTAGCCTTCTTAAGGCGCGCAGGCTTGGCCATCTTACCGTTAGCAGTAGTAGAGTCCTTCATGCGCTTGACCATACCGCCTTTGGCATATTTATCACCCGGCATGTCATACGTGTAGTCAGCCTTACCTTTACCACCGAGGGCACGATCAAGGCGGTCAAAGATGCCCGTACCCGCTTTGGCGTATTTCTTCTTGCTGGCGTTCTCGGGGGAACTTTCACGACCAGTGGGCTTAGGAGTCTCCGTCTTAGGCGCACGTCTAGGCGGCATAGGCACATTCTTACTGACAACTTTGGCAGTCTTAGGGTCTGTGGTCTTGCGCTTAGAGGGAGGAGGCTTACTGGAAGGCTTATCGGGAGTCTTGCCTTTAGTAACCTTAACAGTTTCAGGAGAGCCTTCCATACCCGTGCCACCGGAGCGAGCACGAGTGGTTTTAGGAGTAGGGCTTTTATTTGCATCCTTACCTTTGCTAGCTGAGGCTTCAGTAGGAGCGGCGTACTTACGAAAGCCCAGCGTAGGCGGGGAAATATCTCCCGGCTTCATGCTGGGATCAGTAACCACTTTAGGCTGGCGGCGTTGATTGGAGGAGTCTGGCTCTAAGCTGCGACCAACATAGTCCGCCACAGGGGAGCCAGT